TTACGCTCCTAAGCCGGATGCGGCTGTCTCATATACATTGCCATACCAACCGTTATAGGTTGCCTCATCCGTTGTATCACCGGTCCGTGCTTTAATCCTCCCGTCCGGAAGAGGTGTTGCAGAGATGGTCAGAGTCTCTGTTACCGGTTCAATGGATTCCTCCTTGGTCTGGGACTCCACGGACGGCCTGGTGGCGCTACAGTTATACAGCACATGTCGGATGGCCTTCTCATCACCGTCAAACTCAAACAGCAGGGCAAACGCGGTCTGTTTGGCATCAGCATTTTCTACCAGGACCTTCTTTCCGTCTAATGTTTCCCCTAAGACGTCCGTCCGGAAGCTTTCCGGCAGCAGGGCCACCTCCAGGTCCCCCTCATAGCCGTTATTGGCAGCTGCCTGATAGTAGGTGATTCCATCTGCGTAAAACTTGGAGATGTCACCCTGGGCATCCAGGGATATGCTGACAGACCCCTTGATGGGTGTCGGTTTGGCAAACTTGATTGCCCCATCCTCTCCTGTTGTCTGTGGTGCATAATGCACGTTCTTAAGGTTGTACTTGACTTTATTCATTGATTAATACCTCCATTTCATACAGCACCTCATACATCTTTTCAGATTCAAGGTACGTCTCTGTTTTCTCATAGAAAAAGCCATGCTCTTTCAGCACGGCTTCCACTCTTTTTTCCGCATCCGGGTCCTTTCTATCCGTATAAAGCTCTAAATCCAGCTCGTTGATACCCTGATAGACAATCCCGTCAGCGGAAAAGTTATTGGTTTCTGGGTACAAATACACCAGGTATGGTTTTTCTGGTTCCTGCCCTTCCTCGAAATGATGGTAAGCCGCCAGGAATCCGGCTGACTTAACCATCTGGTACACTTCTTTTTCTGTCATTGTGATAGCCTCGCTTTCAGACGTTTCTCGAACTCTTTGGCGGCCTGCTTCTCCGCAGGACCTATATGCGGGATACCTTCTACCCGGCCACCGCCCCGTTTCGCATGTCCTTTTTCCAACAGATGGGTGAGGCCCGGCTTTTTCTTGTTGTATATCCGGATTCCTATGGATACGGCATTTTCCGATTCCACCTTTGAGGCCCAGCCATCCTTATAATGTCCCTTCCTGCTCCCAGGCCCGTCCGGGGATGTCTTTTTCAGTTCCTTCACGGTCTCCTTTGCAACTGCCCTGGCTTCTGCCTTTGTGTCGGCGGCTACCTCAGAGGCATACTCCTCCATCATTTTGGCAATCTCTGTTCCCAGAGAGTCAATCCTGATTCCTGACATGACATCACTCCTTTGCTGTGGCACGGATTTTCACGGTTTCATTTTTATACTGGACATTATCAATACTGGTGATGTCATAAGCCTTACCCCGGTGTACCAGCCTGTACCCCTTCGTGTTCATGGCCCCCAGCAGCGGATGATAACGCAGTATGAACATGATTGTGTTCTGGGCCTGTGTCTGCGCGGCCTCCCAATACTCGGAGCCTGACAGGTTATTCATGTAGGCGTATCCACGGTAATATTCCGTCCAGGCTGCTATCTGGTTCCCTATATCATCCTCGGTATAGCCATCACTCTTCTCAATCGTCACCGGCTCCCGGTATGCCCCTGCATTCATGTCGCATCCTCCTATAACAAGTTGACACAATACATCCCCAGAATGGTATCCACCACCCGGTTAACATTGTTCTTATCTACGGTCATCTGCCGGTTATCGTACATATCGGAAACAAGTACCAAAACGGCAATTGTGATGTCCTCATGTATATCAATCGCAGCCTCATCGAGACCGGTATATCCCTTAACATAGTCCATGGCTGCCGGAAGGAGGATTTCCAGATACTGCCTGTCCTCCTCCGTCAGGTATGCCTCTTCCGTCCGTATCTGCCGACAGATATCCTTAAGCGTTATCTCGCTTACTTTCATCCTTTACGCCCTTTCTCACAGTAACCTGCTCGATATATCCAGCCTGAGCCAAGTCGCGGATTAATACCACATCTATGATTTCTCTGACCTCACCCTTATACATGGATACCGCGCCGGAAAATGATTTCAGTGCCTTGACCTTCATGTCCTGCCTCCTTAATCGGATGCCTTCATGACCAGTTTGACAATCTTCTGGGCATTCTCGACCTTAGCATCAAACTCCATCCATGCAATCACACCTATAGCATGCTCATCCGCATATCGTTCCTGGAGGACCTGCACGGATGCATCCTCGGACAGTTTTACAGCCAGGCCGGACAGATCCCCATAGTAAATGGCTGTCTTCCCCGCCTCCATTCCGTCCATTTGGTCTGACACATAAACCGGCTTTCCCAGGAGAGTCGTACCGAAGGGGGACGTGATGTCATCCTGCATGAGATACCGGTCATTACCATCCTTCAGCAGACGTAGGGCCGTCCTGGTCGCGCTGTTCATAATGAATACGGCCTTTGCCTGAAAGGCATCCTTCACCTTGTCCTTCAGCATGATGATTTCATCCATCGTGACGGCGGATGCCGCCGCGGTTTCCACGCTGAGGGTCACGCCCTTCAAACCCTCAACCTTGGCATCAGTCCCATGCAGCAGTTCCGCCTCCAGGAACCTTGCAATTGATTCAGACATCTCATTAACAACAAACGATACGATGTCAAACTGGCTGTTGTTTGCCAGGGACTTGGACACTTTGGACAGGGCGCCGGCCAGGTATCCAGTCAGTTCGATATTGGTGAACTTCCCGCTGGTGCTGGTAAGGGATTTGAATTCCTCTGCATAGGCCATCTTGATTGTGTTACCATCAGCTGCATAGTACGGGATTGACAGAGCCCCTTTTACATTGTACCGGGTCGCCATCTTATAGATTGGGCAGATGTCCTCCACCTTCTTGATAATCCGGTTCGCAATCGTCTTGGGGATAACGGCGCCATTATCGGTCTTTGTCATCTCACCAGCACGTTCCTCCAGGGCCTCCCCGCGGATATAGGCCGCAAAAGCACGTTCTTCCAGCTCCTCCTGTTTCAGGTCCTCATTTTTCTCTGTGCTGATAACATTCAATTTCAAGTCCCTGGCACGTTCCAACTTTTCAATAGTGCTGTCCAGGGCCTTCACCTGTTTATCCAGGTCATCAAACTGCTGGTCCTCTTCTTGGCTGAACGCCCTCTGCTCCGTCTCTGCGGTGGACGTCAGGTCTTTCATCTGCTGAACCAGGTCGGCCCGCTGCTCCGTAAGAGACTTTAAGTCCTCCGCACGATACTGCATGTACTGCCTTGCAACTGTTTTCTTTCTCATTCTGCTTTCTCCTTCTCTAATTCCTTGATTCTATTGTGATACTTACTCATATCAATCGTTTCCTTTGCTTCCTTGACCTCCACATAATCCGCACGGACCTCCAATGGTTCCGGTGTCAGAACCATATCACCCTCTGCCCTCACCTCAACGCTGGTTCCCTCATAGCATGGCTGCTTGCGCTCATCTATAATGGACACCTCAACAAGGTCCATATCCTCCACGAACCGGCGCTCCAACGCATCGTTGATATCCTCCTTGCTGGCGTCCCGTTCCCGGAACCCGAAGGACCAGCCGCGGAGTTTCTTCTTCCTGGCTTTTTCAATGACTTCCGGGTCCGTGACCTCTGCCCGGGCATGGAGTCCGATGCTGTCCTCGTACAGCTCCAGATTTGTGCTTGTGGAACCTAGATTCCTGGTCTTGTCATGGTTTAGGAGCAGCTGCACCTCATTGTGTCTGAGCGCTCGCTCAAACACCCCAGGTACAATCTGCTCCACAAACCGTTTCCCGGTCTTACGGTCCCTCATAGGCCGCGAATCCCTGGCCACGGCATTGACATAGCCTTCAATCACCACACTGTCTGACCTTAGTTCAATCCTCATTTTTCTTTTTCACCTTCTTTCTGCTCCGGCCCTGACTCTTTCTGTCCAAGTCCGCCGGTCTTGTTCATGTTCGGCATGTAAAACTGTTTCGTCTCCGGGTCATACAGCACATCCTGCAGGCCAAGGCGGACAAAATCCAATCCCAGCGGCGGCAGATTCTCCCTTAAGCGTATCTCATCAATCTGCATGAATCCGTTCTTACTGGCCGTCTCATAAGCCCGGAAACGTTTTTCAATGTCCCCTTTGGTCAGCTCTGACGTATCCGCTGCAAAATAAAAGGACCCCTTCTCTGATTCAAGAAGCAGGTCCCGGTTCAGGGCGCATTCAAACTCTTTTAAGATTGGATTCAGGCAGTACTGGACGAAGTTTGTCTTATCCTGCTCCGTGGCGCCGCCGTTTATCATAGCTGGCGGCATGTTGAACAGCTTACAGATTTCGTCACTGTTAGTTTTCTTGTTCTCGTTCAGCTGCATCTCCACAGACGTGTTACTGGCCTCCTGAAAATCTAACCCCTCGTTCAATATGACGACATTTTCTGTGTTGTTCTGGTAAAGTCGGCGCCATGCTGCCTTTAATGCCTTAATGGCCGGTTCTGCCAGCTTTTTAGCCGACTTGACAAACCCTTTCTTATTGCCACCGGTCTTGACCAGATTCTTTTCATACTCCAGGGAATGATAGGCTACGCTCAGGACTTCACTGTTCTCATCCACCACACTCCTGCCGGAACGTCCATCCTCCGTATTCCTGAGCACTTTCAGAAATTCAAAGGGCTTATATTTCGTCCCTTGAATCATGATGTCATAATCCTTAAAAATCGGGTCTGACGTGAACAGGAAGGAGACCTCAGATTCCCTGACGTAATGCAGGGAACGTATTCGATTCCCAGTGCGGTTTATGAAGGCATACCCGCCTTTACCCATCAGGTAATCTCTGACCAGTGCACGCTTGAACTGAACCCCATCCAGCGTGTCCCCGGTATCATCATTTAGCAGCCGGACCCTGGTATCATCCTCAACAGCTTCCAGTTTTCCATCCACCAGCCTATAAAGACGAATAGGGATGGTTGAAACGGTTTCTGCTATCTTATTCACGCAGGCCGCAAAGGCTGGCACATTCATGGCCTGGTCCCTGGTCATGTAGTCATCCGACAGACTGGCCCGCAGCAACGCATCTTCGTTGGACTCTGTTTCTGTTTTCTCTGGTTCCGGGTCTGCCCTCAACCGAAAGGACCACATATGCAATCACTCCTCTCTCTGTTGCGATATCGTAACTAACACACCTGCACTGTAAAACCGCTGTCATCAAAGAGGATATCCTGCTGGAGCAGATACACTGAGTTGATAATACTCACCACTCCGTCCACCTTCCCCCTGGATTTCTTCTTGTTAACATACCGGTTCATGTTGGTGTCATAGGTACACTTCGCATTCTCAAAATTGGTTTCCAGCAGCCGGTTTTCCTCGTAATGCCACTTCTGGTTTGCCACCATTTCTGCCAATAGCTTGGTGGGAGGATGCAGGGTGTCTGAATGCTGCCGTATTTCCACCGTTGTATAATTCTTATCCCATTTCTGGGCGCTTGACAGGGCATTATATCGGTCATAGCCGATTGACTTAATAACCACGCCTCTGGATTCCTCCAAGCCTGCCACGTAGTCCTCAATCACGCCGTAGTCCACTGTCATATCACCGCAGGCAATGCAGGTTCCCGCGGCAATGGCTGCCCTGTAATCAAACTTCTCAAACTCACTCTTTTCATCAATCCTTCCCTCCGGTATAAATGTCATGACGTGGCTCAGTATCTCCCCGTCCTCCTCCGCCGACATGGTCACGGAACAGTTATCGTTTGTCATTGCAAGGTCAACACCCACATAAACCTCCCGGCCTTCCCAGTCTATCCGCGGTACCTTGCAGGCTTTTACCTGGTCAATCGGGATGTATGTCTCAGTCCCGGCGCCCTGATAGATGATGTTACAGTGTTTGGTCAGGAAGTTCTCCCGCAGCTTCTCCCGGTTGATAGCCCTCTGCCGTTTCAGCAATAATTCATCCCAGACCTCCGGTATCTCCAATGCCAGGGGATTTCCGTGGGCCAGGATAGTATCATCCGTAGCCCAATCTTTTGTATTGTCTGGCTCATAGAGTAGGGCAAACACTGTCTCGTCATCAATCAGGCCGTCCAGGATTTTCTTGGCATTGTCCACCTCGTCCTCCAGCGGATTGTCCGCTGTTGGATACTTGGTTGAAATGATAAATCCCAGCTTATTCCGTATGAGTAGCTGGCCGGAGCGCATGGCCTCCACCGGATAGGATGTAGGCAAGGCTCCCACTTCATCAGCGATAAACACGCTTGGTTCCTTTCCATCCATCCTGCTGGTAGAGTAATTGAGTGGCGTGTACTTCGTCTTTGTGGGGTTATGCAGGATGTAATCCCGCAGCACCTTAAACTCGTTCTCTTCAAAGACCTCCACGTTAGTTGCCAGCAACGGCTCCAGAGCCTCCTTAATCTCACGGGCCAGCGCCCCATCCGGCGCCACAGAGAAGAACCTGGAATAGGCCGGCTCCAGGTAAAAAAGCAAAATAAAAAGAACAGCAACAACAAATGTCTTGCCATTCTTTCTGCAAATCTCCAGGACCGCCGTCTGATACCGGCGCATCCGTTTGTCATTCCGATGGACCGTGCAGAGGACTGCTGTTATAAGCAGCCATTGATATCCGGCCAGCACCGAATAGATGGACTTACCAGCCTTCGGCCCCTTTGCCATCTTAAGTACCTTGAGAATTTTATATATCTTATCCAACAGTTTCTCATTGATGATGTATTTCTTGTTCTTCCCCTTGTACGTCTGCAAAAAGTTTGCACATTGGAGGATAACGTACCTCGGTGCTTTTATCTTTCCCCGGTATACCCCCTCAGCATATGCGACCGCCGGGTGCTTAACCTTGGTCCTCTTCGTCCTCATTGATTAAATCCATGATGGTCTTTTTCTTCTCTCCAGGCTTCACTTTCGCGATGGACAGCTTCGCCCGGCTCTGAGGGGATAGGCACAGCTCATTGCAGCACCGGAAGTATTCCTTTGATGCCTCGGCCCTGGCCATCCGGAAGGAATTCTCAAAGAGCAGTTCCTTCTTATCGTTGGCCTGCCGGTCCAGCTCCTGGATACGGTCCACAGCAATGGCGGTCTGAGCCAGAATGAACAGGTCCAGGTTTCCCAGGATGTCGGCCTCTTGCAATTCGGCCATGATGTAATTAAATATCTCCATTTGGGATTCCGTCAGGTACAGCGGCGGCACCAGTTTGTCATTCTTTCCGCGGAGCTTATCCTCCAGCTCAAGGCGCTGCGCCTCTTCTTCTTTTGTAATTGTGCCAGTCTTTACCCTGGCTGATTTTGCCGGCCTTGCCATCCTATCACCTTCCTTCTGGGCCGAAATTCTCATTTCTAAGATTTTGTGTATTTAAAGGTGGGGCGTCGGTGTCCCGAAGTGTGTCTATTTTTTACACAACTCCCCGGGGGATACCCCTGCCTCCCATGGTTCACCGGTTTACTTTTTAATCCCAGGCGATGGCATTACTCTGGCTTCTCTTTCCGCCTTATACATCTCCGTAAAGGCTATCGCCCTTTCCTTCTCACAAATTGATTTTCTTATGCTCAATTTGTAAACCTGTATAACAGTCAAGCATATCACAATCACTGCTATACACATTATTCCATCTATCATGATGCCTCCTCCTGTTCATCTATGATTTGTTTCACCACTTCGTATGGTATTGCCCCGCTCTCGCACATCTCATGGTGTATCCCGCATACCGTCAGCAGGTTGTCATCATCCAGGCGCCGGTCATAGTCCGTCTCTATCGGTATTGCATGATGCACTGACAGGTTCTCATAGTTATACTGCCGGTCCGTGCCGTAAAGGTTTCGGATACACACCTGGCAGAGGTTCTTGTCTCGCCGGCGTATCTGCTCCCGTTTATCCCTCCATTTCCTGGAGCTACGGAACCGGTCTATGTAGGTTATCTTCTTTTGCGATGCTGGCTTCCTGCCGCAGTCGTACTGGCTATCATGGATACGGCCACAGTATTTACATGACTTAAGCATACCTATATCATCCTCTATCTGACTGTCCTCTCCACAAAAAGATGCCTCGCTGGTCTGAGAATCACCCGGCAGGGGAAAGCAAAAGGCCCGCCGTTTCCGGTAGGCCCAATCTCATAATCCAATTATACCACAGGTTTTAAAAAACTTTTCCATCCGTTTTCCATCATTTACGCATCATCTATCAAGCGTTCCGGGTGTACTCGTTCAAATGCCATCAGGGCCTCCCCATGTTTATTGATGATGTACTTGTATGTATACCCCATGTCGCAGGCTATCTGGGTAAAGTTCATCTCATTGCGCACATACCGCCGATACAGGATATCGATAAAGAGACTGTCGTTTATATCATGTATCTCATCAATCAGCCTATGCTTCAATTCCATGTACTGGATTATACGGTTTTCTATATCTTCCTCCAGACTTACCACCCGTAACGCCTGGGCCTCCGTCTGATTCCCACAGGCACTGCCAAATGAAGTCTGGACATTCTCCACTTCACTTCCATCTTTCTTGGAATGTATCCCCCTGTTTCCTTTTGCTTCCCTCAATTCCTGTTTCTTATGCTTTATCTTTTGGTCCAGTACCCCTAACTGACTCAAGTACTCCTTAGCTGTCATCTACTCCCGCCTTTCCCTACAGTTCCTTGGCCAGCTGATTCAACTCCGCCCTGGCCTGTACAATCCGCCTCTTGATGGATTCCTTCGTGTGGTACTGCTCAGCGTTGCCGTACATAGGCGGATATCCGTTCCTGCTCTCAAAGTTCTCATAGTCCTTGATACTGTCCACCAAGGTGTTTACCATGCTCTGTACCATCATGATTCTATTTTTTTTTTCTTCATAATCTTTTCCACCTTTCTTTTGTTTATAAGCCAAGTTCTCACATTTTCTCCGCAAGAATCTCTCATAATCGCACCTGTCTCTCAGTCTTTTTATTAGTAGCGAGCCTTAAAAAACCCTTATTTTATGCGGGTTTACGGACATGTTCTCGCATTCTCGCATACTTTTTCGTTTTAAGGAGCTATATATTAATACAGCATGTATAGCGCCTATGGTACCATATAATATAAATGTATATATGTCTCTATAACAGATATATATGTGAGATTGCGAGACTCATAGGAAAACCCCTTATAAACTCTACACTTTTTTAGGCTCGCATAATTCTCGCATTCTCGCTTTTTACCACTTTTGAGCCAATTAATCTCGCATTTTTTCATTAAATGGGTCATCGGGGCCAGTATAATCCTCATATTCTTCAAAAGATTTAGGCTGTTGAAGTATAATCTTCACATACCTGGCCCTTGTCTTTTTCCCTGCAACGGTCGTTAAAGAAGCATACCTTCCATCACTTGCACGTTCCAGATACCCAGAAGCAGACCACTCCTTCTTAACCGCATCAAAATTAAAATCATTCTCCTCCAATACCCGCATCAGTTCCAACTGGTTAAACATGCAATGATCCGGCGCTATTTTTCCCAAAATCTTATTACTGTACATTAGGTCGAATAGATTCTCATTCGCAGCAATCCAGTCAATGATGAACTGATATGCTCTCTCGGCCTGAGACACTTCTGCCTCCCTTTTAAGGAATCCCACCCCTTCCAGCAGGTCAACGGCCTTCTCGCCGGGAAACAGGCATTCCCCCGCCAGCTGGTCCGCCAGGAGGATACAGGCGAGGCTCTGCACCTGCTTTCCCGTACTCTGTGCCAGGATGGACAGTTTTTGGCAAAGGCTTTTGTGCCGTCTTATCAGTTCCGCGTCCGGAATCCCCTGAACATGCCGCACGAACTTCTCTCCAGCATGTCCATTATGTTCCCTGACAGTCTCCAGGACATGTGCAAAATCTGTAAATAACGGATTATCAATCTCCAGTTCAATCACACGGTTGACCGCGCCGGCCCCAGACTGTTCCCCGACTATTGGCTGCTCCCCATTGAAAAATGATACATTCTCCCAGGTCTTCCGGTCTTTCTCGCTGCTGTTCCTCGACAGCCTTCCTCTTTCCTTGCCTTCTGTCATCGCATAAATCAACTTCTCCAGGTTCCCTCTTGAAAGCTGTGTCTCATCTACAAATACAGGTAGGCTCTTCATTAGGGCTGCCCTGCTTGTACAATAATTGATGGTGGAATCCACGGACAGGATAAGCTCGTCCGGAATCCCCCAGATGGAGGCTGCCACCATAAAGGCGACCGTCTTTCCGGTCCCGGAGGCTCCCCAGAGATGGAGTACAAAACACAGGCAGTTGATTTTCTTAATCAGGATGGAAGCCAGGCTTGCGTCCATCAGCAGCCGTACGAAGAGGTTCTTCCTATATTCCATACACTCCTTCTGCCAGGTATCAAATGAGCCGCGGGGGCCTACGGCCTGCACGGTTTTTGCCTGTGCGTTGTCCCCATCAAAAACGATGTCCTTGACATAGGGAAAGAACTGTTTCCCAATCCATCCGAAATGGGACACGGCCTTTGTGACTGGCAGGCTGTCCTCGTTTATTCTGTACATATCGGATATGTAATTCACAAGGTTCTTTGCCTTCTGGTCATTGACAACCACACCCAGATTGGCAAGCGTGACAATCTTGGTCTTGGAGCAGCATACCGCCGGCTCCACCTTGATATCCTTCCACATGAATTTTCCATTCCTCCTGACACTGAATGCAATATCATATTTCTGTTCCCCTGTCTCAATATTCTCCGTAAGCCCGACCGGCAGTATCTGTTGATAGGAAACATCTATGAGGACGGGAGGGTCCGTATCCTTCTTTCCCTGCACCCACTTATATACCCCGTCCTTATTGCATATCCAGTCCTCACACCTAAGCTGGATAGGAGCATCCACGAACTGAGTTATTCCTTCTTTAGGCGGCAGGGCCTTCCCCGAATACGGTGATGTTGACTTCTGGTACTTAAGGGCGCTCTCCACTTTCTGCTTAACATCTTTATCCGTCAAAGGCGGGAAACACCTAGTTTCATTCTCTGTCATTGCTGCAGCCAGAATGGCCTCATCTGACAATCCTTTGGCCTGTAAACTGCAGGCCAGGCGGAAAATAGTGTTATCCCGGCTGCCTTCCGGTATTTCCTCTGGAACTGAGAAGGTTGACTTCTTCTTCTTTTCGGACCTTACAAAGTCAATGAACCTATAAACGAGGTCGTCTGCCTGCTCAATGACAAATTCATTCGGAGCCTGTTCCCATTCATACCGATTACCATTTTCATGTATACTAGGTGGAGCCACAAAGTAACCGCCGTCCCCTCGTATATCAACTGCTTTTTCTCCATTTGTGCTGCAAAGTATTTCCCTATCCGCTCTATAAAGAAGGTGATACCCGCCTCTGCCGGTTATTGTCCGGCATGTATCCGGCAGCTGCCCATGCTCCATTTCCCATTCTTTTAGTGTCTCATTGCCATACTTTCCTTTTTCCTTGTCAATATCCAAATCAATGACAATAATGCCACCGCTCATCCGCCCTGATGCAATACCAATGTTATAGTTCGGGTTCCTACTCCACCACTTCTCTATTTGGCTAAAATCCATTGAAGCATCAAGGAAACCATTTTTAGTGGCAGGATTCTTGGATTTCGGAACCAAGGGGAACACTGCCATCCCCATCTTCGCATAAGCCAGCGCATATTGTCTTAAACTATAGTCTTCCGACATCCTTTACCTGCCCTCCATTTAAAAGTATGATAAGACTTCCTTAGTCAATTTATATATCGTTTTCACCAGATTCAAAATCAGTCCCTCCTTCCCGGGCGGAGGATGGTCAGAAAGCTCCGCCCTGTGAGTCCAACACCTCATGCATTCATACCGTGACATATTATAAGCATGTGTTGGGTCGAATTAACCAGTTGCTATATGTAAAGGCTTGCGCCGTTACATCTTTTTATTGACATTCTTTTATGCCCTTGCCATAATGTAAGGGCAGGAATAGCCGCCTGTCCCTTTGGATGCGCATTCAGGGTGTACGTGGTCGAGAACGGATTCCTGCCGGCGGAATCCACATGCGCTGTTTCACAATTAGTGAGACAATGGTTTCCGCTTTTAAATATTCTTCAAATGTCAGTTCGGTTGATTAGATACTATCCTGTGCGTTGCAACATCCATATCCTTAATCATATCTAATAGCGGCCGCTCTGTCTCACTTTTCGCTATCGCTTTCCAGCGATATGTATATACCGGTTGTGAGCAATTTCCTAAAATATTTGGCATTGCATAGCTTTCTTTTCTCTCCAAGAAAAACATCTCTTACCTCCGCTAAATATTAATTCAGTTAATAATTAGTTCCCAGTTACTTCTGTTAAATCCAAAATAATCATCTGGATTTTCGACAATATCTGTGTTACGGTCCATAAATACACAACTCTCAATGCACATATCCATATAGGGATTATCACCATACTTGTAGACCATTCCGGTATTTTTATCTTTTATGCTATAACCGATTTTTTTTGCTGCCTCTATGGCTCTGTAATAACGGTCAATTACTGTTCCGTACATAAGGTTATTCCTCCAAATATTAATCTTCCACCCATTCCAGCGGCTCACCGCAGTCCTGGCAATAATTTTGTCCCATCTCTACCTCACATCCGCATTCAGGACATTCGTAGGTAGCATACTCAATATCTATTTTTATTTTCGCCATGCAGTTTATCCTTTCAAAATCTTAATTTCTATTCGTTAGCGTAATCAGCTTCATCGTTAAGATATTCAACTAATTTGTCGATGCCGTCTCCTCTGTCATAAGCTTTTAATTCGGAAATAACCGTCTCCAAACTGTCAAATCTTTGTAACGCCTTAATTAATTCTTCCATATCGTTTCTCTTTCTCTCTTAATGAGTTAAATGCTAATTTTGCATCATTGCAATGTAATACATAGTTCCACTTTACATTCTTTCCGTTTTGCCTATATCCACCTGCAGATTTCCGCATTCCGGGCAGTACATAACCTTTCCAACCATTTCATACCTTCCGGAATTGGGGTTGAAATTATCCAGGACAACCAATCGTTCACTATATCCATCCGAATTGTATGTAATGGCCTTCATATCGGTTCCGCAACCATGACATTTCATTCCGTTATCCTCTCCTTCGTCTTAACTTGTGACGTCACAAGTTCCGGATCCGGTCCCTTCACGAATACCACCGGCGCCCAATGGTCCGTCTTATACTGCACCGCGCGCCGTACCTTTGGTAGGGTAAGGGCGGCCCCATCCAGAAGATACCGCAGGGGATGTGCCGGTTCCCGGTGGACCACTCCCTCATACAGCAGCTCCGTCATCAAGTCAAAGGCTTCCGCATTCCAGCCGCTCCAGAATACCACATGCTTGCAGACATCCGAACAGGACAGCAGTTCACCTTTGTAGTCATAGCCCTTCTCCTCAAACAGCCACTGCAGTTCCGCATAGCTGGCCGATTCAATCTTGTTTATGTAGTCCACCACAATTTTCTTTATCTCTTCTTTATTCATGTTGTTCTCCCTTCTGTTGCGATATCGCAATATCCAATATGCGGTTATTGCGTTTATATTTACAATACCTACACTTTTATCTTCCCGGCCCCCATCAGATATCCCAGATAAAATACATACTTCGTGCTATAACTCGTCTGGTTATACGCCGTCCGAAGCTCAACGTTTCGTCCGGCATCCCAGATACAACTGACCAGCATATCGTCAAATACATCCGGAGCTTTATCGTCTATTACAGACCTTATGTATTCCTGTATTACAGGGACAATCCCTTCCGATTTCTTTCTTGTCAGGGCCTCCCTAATCTTCTTTTGACGGTCGCTATATGCCGACATCAGGATTTCATATACCTTCCATCCATAAGCTGTACTGACATAGTCCATCACATCAGAAATAGGACAATCAGGATTATTAATATACGGACTCGGATAGGAAACGATATCTATAAATTTCTGCACATCATCCTCAGGCATATTCCTATTCACATAAAGGATTTGCTGCTTCCCATCAAACATCACCACGAACTTACCTAACTCTGTGTGATACTTATAATTCAGCTGGAAGCACAGGATAGATGGAAGTTCACCGGGGGGGGGGCTATGCGTTTAACTGTTACGTCCTTTAATTTCATACCACTACCTCCCCATTCTTCCGGTTGCACCGGTACAACTTCTCCGTCAGCTTCATTTGTGACGTCACAACTTCTATGACCAGCTTCTAATCCCGCATAATATGCCCGGTTGATTGTCTGCACTGTAGCCTCTGCCTGTTCCCTGTCCCCTTCATCCGGATCGTTTAAGGCTGATAACCATCTATTTATAAACTTCTGCTCATCTATTGGAAATGTCATATCTGCATGCCTCCCTTACCAACACTGTCTAAAAGTTCACGTAACTCTCTGATTCTATTTACCATATCGAATACAATGTCATTTGCGATACTGGTCTTGATACCGGCCGTGGTATAAAATGGCGGTGCTATCCTCCACATTTCTCCTGTTTTTTCTATATCCCAATCGAAATATTCCTGTTTTACATCATCTACCATTACCCGAACCTTTTCTGCCAGAACTTCAATATCAAACAGTGCATTGTCAATGTCTATTATTGTGACATTCTCTTTGTTTTCCATCGTCAATCCTCTTCCCTTTCCGGCTCAGAGGTGCTATACTATAGTTGGTTTAACTTTGGTATAGCGCCTCTAGGCCTATGCTTGTCCTTATGGAAGCGCCAACTTCTATGAGGACTTTTTTATTGTCCGTCTCACGCCGGCGCCGCGGCTCACCAGTCTCAGCTCCGTCTTTGTTTCTTCCAACACCAGCCAGTTGTTTACCACCAGGCCTGCCTTACTCATAAGTGCCTTCTGGCTCCGGGTCGGCTTCATTGCTCTGCTTCTCCCCATCCGTTTGCACCGCCCTCCGCATCATCCTGTCATGAAGTTCATCATGCGGCCCAGAATCATTGCAATAGATGTGTAAATCCTCCAGAACGTTCTGCCATTGAAATAATAGTTCCGTTAGGTCCCAGTTCTGATAGTCCCACAGGAGAACGGCAACGTCCTGGGCGTCCCCTATGGGCTTGTCTGCCGGCAGGCGCCTTAATCGGTCCATGGTATAGAAGTAATCCTTAGTCCCCCACTTCTCTCCGTCGTATTCCTTCGTAACCGGATACATCCTCAGCAGCTTCATGGGTGTCAGCCTGCCGATGGTTTCCATGACCTGCTTTAACTCCTGGTACCTGTTTTCTATCTCCAGGCAAGACTTATAAGCTTTTGTATGGTTGAACTCTGCAGGATTCTCTTTTCCATAGGCTTTGACCGCCAGGAATATGTATCGCGCCAAGTCATCACCCTGTAGCCTTTCTATCCGGTGGGTACCACCATGGATATCCGTAAAACGCCTCAATGCCTTGGTATATTTCCCTTTGCTCTCTACATACGGCACATTTCCGACTATATTCCAGTTCTTCCAGGATTCCTTGATGAATGGTACCAATATCTGAAACGGACCGGGGAACATTCTTAATATCTGGATTACAAAGGCAGTCCTCCTTGCCAGCTTACGCATCCTGCCCGGGAGTCTCCGGCTCTCTAACTCCTCTTTAAACAGCTTCGTGACGTCCTGCTCGTCGTCCTCATCTACCTTATATACGAAGGCGTCCATCAAGTCAGCTTTAAGGTCTTTACTGCTTATCTTCCGTAAGGAATAGAGCATATTGTTGACGGATATGGTCCAGTCACGGCACCCCTTGATGATTTCATACATCTCATTCAGATATTCAGGCTGTAGGTACGCCTCCAATATCTCACGGCAGGCCTCCATGCCATAGGCATCCACCTGTAGCTTCCATGGTGACGTCGGAATCCGCAGGACATGTACCTTGTCCACCAGGCCGGCCGCCTCAATCCGGTCACAGCATGGCTTTGCATATAATTCCATCCCGGCCTTGGCCATTAATTTCTGAACATCGAACAGCATGTCCGAAACATAGGTCCCATCCTTAATATGACTCAATATCACTTCTTTGGTTTCTTTCTCCATTGTCCTTACCTCTCCTATATCATTCTTACCAACTGGTCCACCTGCCAGCATTTGTACATATACAACATCGTCATCACCATTGTGATGATTGCCAACGCCCGTTGCATCTTATCTGGCTCATTGTTCCGTCTCATTCCTGTTTCTCCCCTTCCTTTGGGCGTTCCAACTTCTCTCCGATTATCTTTTCAATCTTCGCAGGGTATATCCGGAACTCCCACATGGTCTTTCCGGTTTTCTCCGGTGGGATTGCCAGCCCCAGGTCCAAGATATCCCTGCGCATGTAATCCCGAATCTTTGCTGGTTTCATTCCCAGGACAGGGGCTGCCTCCTCCGGGCTCAGCCATAGTCTTGCCATAACATCACTCTCCTTCCATTGCTTTATATTCGACACACTCTTTCACAGCGGATTTACGTTCTTACCGCTTACAGCTGGAAGACTGCTGTGGATGGATGTGGTTGTCAATGTACTACTTTTTTAGATGGGCCATGATTTACATTTCACGATACACAACCGTGCACATCGTCTGCTTTCCTTTTGAATCTGTATAGGGAATCTTGGTGGGATAATAGTTTACCTCCAGCCACTCCCTAACTTTCTCAAGAACCGATGGCTTGTACTGGATAGTTACTCCATCATGACCATTCCTGCTGTAAGGCGTTGTTACAATCTCACTCTCAAGAATCGTCAGTTTCTGCAAAATCGCACTTATTGCCTTGGTGTGTGGATTACCTTTTTCCGAATAAGCCCCAACCGCTTCTGCAAGGCTTGTACAGTCATACAGCTTTGACATTGTTTCCTTATCAGCAATAAGCGGTATCTTGATATCATACCCGGCCTCGGCATATATACGCTTTGCCTCCACAGCTATGTACAGTGGGTCAACACCTGCCCTGCTAAAGATGGTGTCGATTGTCTTAACTGTCATATTGACAGAGGCCCGGGATTCTTTCTTGGGCTTGTCCTGTTTCTCTTTCTTAGGAAGAAATGCTTCCGCCAGCACATCTGCGCACCTATCCTGATACTCTTCCAGTTTTGCCGACAGCTCCGGCATTTCCTTTTCCATTTTCGGAGTAATTTCTAATTTGGCCAATGCTAATGGAAGCTTAGTAATGCTGATACAATATGCCTCCTGCATCCCCCCTTTATCCGAGGGGTGTGAAAATTTTCGCACCCCTTTGGAAAGCGACTTATCCTCCAACCACTTTTCACGTCTGTAGCGTGTTTGATACTCATTGAAACCAAGGCCGGCCAGCAACAAATTAATTCCGGCATAAATCTTCCCGTTACCTCTTTCCTGCACTGCCAATAATTCCGTTCCACAGAACGGTACGTTCTTTACTACTACATCATTCATCCTCTTTCTCCTTCCTATTTCATAAAATCATCAAGGCTCATTTGCTCATATTCTGGAACCTTCACAAAATCAGAGGACAAGGTAATTCCGTACTGGGCGCAGATAAGTTGTGCGTTCTCAGAGACCTTACAAGGTGCAGAACCCTGTTTCTCCATTATCCGGGTAATCACCTTTATAAGGTTAGCCACCTCTCCTGGGCGTTCAGTTGGTGATAACGCTTTGTATTGCGATATCAGATTTTTAGCCCCATTTTCCACGCCTACAAAGTAGTTCCTGGCTGCATCACCTTTCTGATTCTTCTGAACCATCGAAAGCTTCTTTGCAAAATGGGCCGTGAGTTTGGCATCCTGCCTCTCCTTTTCGCCTGTCAGCGACTCGTACCGGAGTACGAATGGGAAATAATCCACTGTTTCTTCCGCAAACTCATTTTCAAGAATGTTCTTACGGAACCACTTGGAATAGTTGCCGTTGTTCTCCCTCACCATCAATTCCCAAAGCTATCTCAATTGGGGTTAATTTTGATGTATCCGTTCCTCCAAATACCTCATTAAAAATATCATTCATATCTCGCGTCCTCCTTCTCATCTGCTTCCTTGTCATCCTCTATGCCGCTAAATATGCAATCTTCTGGAAATGTTGAATCTGCAATTTACATGCCTTATAGATATCTTTATAATACATTTCCTGTCTGATGCTCTCTTTAATAACCTCACCAATGATGTGTTCTATCAGTATAAGGTTATTAAGCTGGCTTGTTGTCAGCGCATCCCTGGAATCCGCCTGGATGCCTACGGCTTTGTTAGCAAGCTTTGAAAAACTTATGTAATACTTATCTGCATTTTTGCTTCCTTGGGCCTTTGCATATTCCACCAGCATCTTGATTTCGTCAGTTTCCATACGCCGGTTCTTCTTGCTCTCCAAGCGTGTCGCCTGCCAGTGAGGTGACTGACGTTCCATAAGCAGGCGGCGCATTTCGTAGAACTGGCGGACGAGTTCCACTTTGAACTCAACCACTATGTCATTGTTGTCCAGGAAAGTAACTAACAATGTCGCCTGTGGTTCGTTGAGCTGAAAAATCCTTGTCGGCCGTCCTCTTTTTCCCGATTTGAAATCGGTAAATTCCAAATTTCCAAAACGCCCTAGACTCTTCCGGTGTGTCTTAATCAAGGATACTACTGACTCGTGTTGATTACCCGTCCCCTCTGCTATAACCATGCTGTCTGTAAAAACATCATTGCCGATGAATTTTACTAAGGCGTTCATTATTCACTCCACCTTTCCATTTTCAATTAATGACATATAGCATCTAACAAGATTTTTCTGATCTTCCGTGTAGTTATTAAGTTTTATTGCTATTTCCATAGTTTCTTTTGAAGGAAGTTCTTCATCTGATAAGAGATAATCAACCCCCACGCCAAAATGTTTTGCAACCATTATCACTTTTCCCAATGTTGGATTTTTGGTATCCCAGTTATGGATAGTTCCATTTCCAATTCTCAACATTCTCTCCAGTTCAGTAATAGTGATTCCGTCCCTGGAACACAATTGTTTGATACGATCATGTAGCATCAACTCACCTCCTTGCATGATTTTTTGCATTATACTATTGACAAACACTAGAAAATAATCTATTATAAGAGTATAAAAACACTAGCGTATTTTCATAAGCTACATTAAATGATTTGGTCGATTATTTAATTTAGTAGATTTTTTTCATGTGTTTTCTTTGTATATTCATATATTACATGATAATTCGCTAGTTGTCAATGGTTTTTACATGATTTTTTTCTACTATCATCGAAAGGAGAATAAAAATGACATTAGTGGATAAAATCCGCGAACTAGCAAATCAACGTAACATGAGCCTTCCTGATTTAGAGACAAAGGTAGGATTAGGTAACGGCACTATTAGCAGATGGAAAAGTTCTTCCCCTAACACTGATAAGCTAACAAAAGTGGCTGATGAACTCGGGGTATCTGTAGATTATCTTTTAGGTAGAGAGAAGCTCGTTTCAAATGATTTAGATATTCGCAGAATACAGCGCGCTCGGCAAAAAATGCCTGTTGAAGACAAAGACTTTATGATGCAAATGCTGACTCGTTCATTCGGACAATATTTTGATGAAGATGGCGCTGATGATCCAGATTAATATTCCAGAGTATAGAAAAATAGAAATTAAAAACGCAGTTTTACTAGCACTCCAAAATAGTAACGCTTTTTCTCTTCCAGTAAAAATAAAAGCGGTAGCCAGGAGCTTTCCAAATATACGCTTGATACCCTTTAGTAAACATATGAGATGTTTTCATTTATCATACAATCAAATGATAACCTTTGTAGAAAGCAAGGATGCGTGTACCGATTTCTATGCTAATAAAAACTTGTATTATATTTACTATAATGATGTAGATGCAAGTGTTACAACTTCTAACCGTTATAGATGGAACATAGCGCATGAACTAGGGCATATACTTCTTAAACATCACGTTAATAATCAAAAAACAAGAATTTTTAGAAGTTCTTTAACGGACACAGAATATAATGAACTGGAAGCTGAAGCTGATTATTTTGCTCAACTAATACTGGTTCCACATGCTGTTTTGATAGGCTTCAAAGTTGATACTTATAGAACTATACGGTATATGTGCAAAATATCAGACCCTGCCGCTAAAAGAAGGTTTTACGAATATTCAATATGGAAAAAACATATCAATCCCAATGATTTTTATGATAGTAAGTTATTCTCTTTGTTTTATTCTTTTATTTTTAAAAGAGAGTGTAAAAATTGTGGAGCAATGCTTATACAGCGTTATGGGAAGTATTGCCCAATATGTGGAAAAAAGACTTTGCAATGGGGAGATGGCAAAATGATATATCCTAAGATGGAAACTTATGATAACGGAAAACTGAAACGGTGTCCTAAATGCGATAATGAAGAAACTGAGATAGAGGGAAATTTTTGTCAGATATGCAGTAATTATCTGGTTAATGAATGCATGAATGAAAATTGCAGTAATTGCGGAAAAGTCCTGCCAACAAATGCCCGTTTTTGTCCTGTTTGTGGAGGAGATTCATTATTTTTCAATAATGATATACTAAAAATATGGAACTATTCTACTTCATCCAGAATTAACAGCTTTATAAACATACCTGACGGAGAAGAGGAAGATGAGCTTCCATTTATTTAATCAATTAAAAATATATCAAAATTAGTAGGAGGGTTTATGAAGAAAAATATTTTATCCATGATAATCATGATTGCGCTTGTTTCCCTCGTTGCATGTGGAGGCAGCGACTCAAAGAAAAGCTATGATGTGGATATGGCGCAATGCATAAAAGATTTAAAAGACGGCCTAATTTTAGAACCAGACTATTCTTTTGTAACAGATTATTCTGTTAAGACGGATGGTAATAATTTGACTATCAGTATCGTGGTTGATGATTCAACCGCCCCTGAAAAAGCATTGGATTTTGCAGATACTATGGTGAGGCAACTGAATCTATATGCACAAATGCAAGATTCTAATATTGAGTCAAGCAGTAAGGATAATTACGGAGGATTGTACAAACAATACACCGCGCTTGTAGGCGTTGCCCCTCAAAGCAAAATCAAAAGTCAAGATGACTGGTTCGTCTATGGCTCCATTGGGAACGGAAATGTTATGCTAAAATTAAACAAGCAGTATAAATAACTTCTAGCAAAAAGCCCCAGGAGCCGCGAACCCCCAGAGCTTTTCACATAGATTCTCTTACCGGACGAATCCAGTAAGATACAATTCAACTAACACACTTGGATTATATCATTCCTGGAGCGTCCTGGCAAGAGGGCGTATTAATTTTACTCAAAATCAGAAAGGAATGATATCATGCCAAAACGAAAGAAACATCCCAGGCTCCCCAATGGCTACGGCTCCATCCGCTACCTCGGCAAGAGCCGTAAAAACCCTTACGCGGTCCACCCACCGGCAGACATTGACGGGAACCGCCCCCCGGCCCTCTGCTACGTGGATGACTGGATGAAAGGCTTCATCATCCTCACATCCCTCAAGGCTGGCACCTATACCCCCGGCATGGAGGCCACCCTGCGGCTGCCTGATTCCACTGGGAGCCTTGATGCCCTGGCGGAAAAGATTATGGCTGATTACAACCGCGTCAAGGGAATTGAACCGGACGAGCCGGAAAAGACCTTCTCAGAGGTCTACGAGGCCTTCTACGCCGATAAATTCCAGGAAGGGCATAAATACTCCGCTTCAACAATTAACGCCATTAAAGCCGGCTACAGGAATTGTAAATCACTCCATGATAAAGAATTCCGTGCTTTGCGTTCTAAGGACCTACAGGACAACCTGGATTCCTGCAACTTAAAGCACGCCAGCCTGGAGCTAATCAAGAATCTGTACTGCCAGATGTACAAGTATGCTGATAGCCAGGGCTGGTGCGATAAGGACTATAGCCAGTATATCAAAATCAAAAAAGACGATGACGACGAACATGGGGTGCCCTTTACGGATGATGAGCTTAAACTACTGTGGAACAGTAAGGGTGACAAGACAGCCGACATGTTGTTAATCATGTGTTACTCTGGCTGGCGCATATCGGAATATTTAGACCTTGAAGTTAATTTAAAAGATAAATATTTTTTCGGTGGAAGCAAGACAGACGCAGGAAAAAACCGGACCGTGCCGATCCATTCCGCAATCTTCCCTTTGGTTGAGCACCGGATAGAACAATATGGGCATATACTCGCCTGTACCGCAAAGGAATTTAGGGTTCAAATGGAAGATTTGCTCAATCAGCTCAACATACCAAATGAGCCAAAACATACACCTCATGATTGCCGTCATACCTTTTCCCGACTCTGTGAAAAATACAAGGTTGCGGAAAATGACCGCAAACGGATGTTGGGTCATTCTTTCAAGGGTGATATCACCAACAAAGTTTACGGTCATCGTGAGCTGGAGGATTTGCGAGAAGAGATTGAAAAAATAAAGATTAATTTGTGA